TTGAAGCGTGGTTTTATCATCACGATTGGTCAAATTACAGAAAAGGTGACGTATTAAAACGCATACCTGCTTTTAAATTTGGTAACGGAAAAGAAGTTGAATTATACGTTATTAAACCATACGTTTCGGGTTATCATTACTATACTCCGATAGATTATTCGGGTGCTTTACCATACGCAACTTTAGAACAAGAAATTTCAGATTACTTGATTAACGATGTAATGAATGGTTTTAGTGGTACAAAAGTAATTAACTTTAACAATAATATTCCACCTGAAGAAAAACGTCAAGAAGTAGCAAACGAAGTTAAACGTAAATTAACAGGAAGCAAAGGCGACAAGGTAATTGTATCTTTTAACGCAAGTGCTGAAAACAAAACTACAGTTGACGATATTCCATTAAACGAAGCACCGGCACATTATCAATATTTATCTACCGAATGTTTTGAAAAATTAATTGTTGGGCATCGTGTTACAAGTCCAATGCTTTTAGGAATTAGAGATACAGGCGGTGGTTTAGGTAACAACGCTGATGAAATAGAAACTGCTACACGTTTATTTGACAATATTGTAATTAGACCATATCAATTAGAAATCATTGAAGCGTTAGACGAAATACTATCTGTAAACGGGATTGCTTTAAACCTATATTTTAAGACAATACAACCACTTGATTTTATAGATGTAAATACATTAAACGCAGAAACGAAAGAAGAAGAAACAGGTGTTAAAATGAGTAAGGTATGTTGTTCAAGTGACAATACTTTAGACGACGAAGTTGCAAATGATTTAATAGACTTGGGAGAAACACCTAACGAAAATTGGTTATTAATTGACGAAAGCGAAGTTGACTACGATACTGACGATGCTGAAAACGAATTATTAAACAAAGAGCCAAAACAAAGTTTACTATCTAAAGTTTATAATTTTGTAAGCACCGGTTCTGCAAGACCAAACGCTAAAAGTGAGCAAGACGAAAACATTGATGGAATTAGATTTATAACTCGTTACGTTTATGCGGGTGAAATTTCTGCTGATAGTAGATTGTTTTGTAAAAAAATGAAAGAAGCTGATAAAATTTATCGTAAAGAAGATATTATTAGAATGTCTGAACAAGCGGTTAATAAAGGTTGGGGACCACGTGGAGCTGATACTTATTCAATATGGTTATACAAAGGCGGTGGTGCTTGTCACCATCGATGGAATAAACAAGTTTACGCAAGTTTTGAAGGTGTAAACATTGATGTTAATTCACCTAAAGCAAGAATAATAGCAGGTGCAAAAGCTGCAGAATATGGCTATACAGTTAAAAATGAGGAATTAGTTTCCAAACGACCAATAGATATGCCAAACAAAGGATTTTTACCTAAAAACAATTAGAAAATGGCTTACGCATTATTAATAAGTACTGAAGATGTAAAAAGATTCACTATACTAAATGGAAATTTAGACGTTGATGATTTTATCCAATATATAAAAATAGCACAGGATATAACTATTCAAAACTATTTAGGAACTGATTTATATAACAAGTTTCAAACCTTGATTATAAGCGGTGATATTAACTTAAACGCAAACCTTAAATATAAGAATCTTTTAACCGAGTATATTAAACCGATGTTAATTCATTTTGCTATGGTTCAATATTTACCTTTTGCTGCTTATACAATAGCTAACAAAGGAGTATTTAAACATACTGCTGAAAATTCTACAAGTGTAGAGAAAAACGAAATTGATTATTTGGTAGAAAAAGAACGTGATATTGCACAACATTACACACAACGTTTTATAGATTATATGTGTTTTAACAATGCAACTTTTCCTGAATATAATAGTAACTCTAACGGGGATATGTTTCCTGATACCGACAATTTCTATGGTTCTTGGGTGTTGTAAAAAGAAAAGAAAAAAGGTAGGTAGTTATACCAAGCCTAAAGAAGAAAACAAAAAGAAGTTAGAATTATTTTTAACAAAAATAGAAAATGGCAAATAATATAGATTGGGGGCAAGGAGTAAATAACAACGATATTTATTGGGGGCAAGGTGCTATCACCAATGATATTAGTTGGGGTAGTGTTTACTCTGTAAGTTGGTCGGGTGAAACTGAAATATTAGGAAACGAAATAGAGGCTGTAGTAGATTTCATAGCAAGGGTTACTGCTGATAGCGGTACGTTTGAGGCTAAACAATGTTTAATTAATTTAATAGAAAATATATGAGTTTATTTGATAGTGCTTCATTGGTAGTAACGCCAAACGGAACAAAAGCATCAAAGTTATACGCTATAAAACCAACTGATGGTAGTGGTGATTTAACTGTAACGAGAGCAACAACTGCTACGAGAGTTAATAGTACAGGGCTGATTGAAAGTGTAGCTAATAATGTACCTCGTATTGATTACACTAATGGAAGTTGTCCGAGTATATTGGTAGAGCCACAGAGAACGAATTTAGTTTTATATTCTGAACAATTTGATAATGCGGTTTGGATTTCGCAAAATGTTTCTTTAACAGCTAATAATACAACTTCACCAAGTGGAAATTTAGATGCTGATTTAGTAAATGTTTCTGCTACAAACGGAGAACATAATGTTTATAACTTAACTCCTATTGTAATTACGCCAAATGTAGATTATACATTTTCTTATTTTGTAAAAAAAGGTACAGGACGATATGCTTGTGTAGTTATTTATTATGCAGGTGTTGGTGGTGGTTTTGGACCTTATGCAACTTACGATTTAAATACAAATACTTTAGTTGCAAGTGGTGCAATAGTTGGGACTTTTACCTCAAGTAAATTAGAAACTTTTCCAAATGGTTGGGTTAAAATATCGGTAACAGGTAAAGGAAATTTTATTAGTGCTGTTATAGCTCCTGATTTTAGAAATGCAGCAAATTTAATTCCGGGTTGGGCTTTTACAGGTACAAATGAAACGTATTCAATTTGGGGTGCTCAATTAGAATTAGGAAGTTACGCTACTTCATACATTCCTACAGTAGCAAGTACAGTTACTCGTAATGCTGATGTTATTTCTAAAACAGGTATAAGTAGTTTAATTGGTCAAACAGAGGGGACTATGTTTTGTGAAATACAAAATTGGCAAACTCAATTAGATAAAGTTATTTTAGCTTTAAGTGATGGCTCGTTAAGTAATTATTTACAAATATCAACAAACAGCGTAACGGGTGATTTACAAAGCGTTATTTTTACGGGTGGAAGTGTAGGTGTTTTAGGAAGTATTAGTCCAACTATTGGTCAAAATTATAAAATAGCTATTGGTTATAAATTAAATGATTATGTTATTTATATAAACGGTATTCAAATTGGCACATTAAATCCTCAACCATCCCCTTCATCTTTAACAAGATTTGATTTGGGAAGTATTGATTTTTTAGCAAGTAACTATCAACCAAGAACACCATATAAAGTTGCGGGAATTTGGAAAACACGTTTAACAAATGCTGAATTAGCCTCGTTGACAAGTTTATAATTGTCAAAAAAAACAAGTTTATTCGTATAAATTCCGAATTAAATATAAAATTAAAACAAAATGTATATATACAAATTAAAATACACAGACAAAAAAACTGCAATAGCTGATTTATTAGCAAAGAAAGTTTATGTAGAAGTAGAAAACCTTGACAAAGAAATTATCTTATCTTACGGGCAAGGTATACACGCAATAGTAGAAATAGGTTTAATCGTTTTAGAGAACGGAACTTACGATGCAGACTTTAAAGAAATTACTGCACCTGTTTACGCCGATGGTTACCATTACGATGTTATGAGTGAAAACGAAATTGTGTTTGATAATGCTATTGAGGTTAAGAATCCTAAACATACTTTTGCAGGTTATGAAGTTGTTAGGGATTTGGTATATCCTTTTGATAAAATAATCAATGAGTAGTAAAGAAAAAATAGATTTATTCCTTAATAAGTGGGTAAGTCGTAAATTAACAGTTTTTGTTGTAGCGTCTGCAGGTTTATTCTCAGGTGTTATAACTTCTACTGATTGGGTTATTATTGGAACTTCTTACATTACAATCGAAGGAGTTACAAATATTGTTGAACGTTTAATGAAAGCTAAAAATGTCACTTAACGATTTGAAACTATACGGACTTAATTCACTTGCGATGGCAATAAGCTTTTCTAATGTAGAATCTACGCTAAAAATATTCTTATTGTGTGTGTCTATAATTTATACAATAATGAAAACTATTGAATTGGTAAATAAAAAAACCAACACGGAAGATTGATTAATTTTTTGTATATTTATAAAAAAAAATGAATTACAAAGTATATAAAATTCAAAGAATAGATACTAATGAAATTGTATATATTGGAATTACAAAAAATAAATTATATGCAAGATTTTCTTCACATTTAAGAGATAAAAGAAGAAATCCAAAAAAAGTAAATTACTTTAATAAATATGGTAGTTTATTAGAAATAGTTTGTATTGAACAAGGAATAGAATCTTTAGAAGAAGCAAACAAAAAAGAAATTTATTACATAAAAAAATACAAAGATTTAGGTTGTAATCTTTTAAATGCTACAGATGGTGGTGATGGTACTTTAAACTTTCAATCTTGGAATAAGGGAATAAAATGTAATTATGTAGATAAATTGATGCAAAATAGTCCAAATGCAAAAAAGATTTATAGTTACGATTTAAATGGTAATTTTTTAAAAGAATACAATTCAATTAAAAAAGCAAGTGAAGATTTATTTATACCAAGAAGTGCAATTAAAAATATAGCTGATTTAAAAATTTCATTTATAAGTTATAAACATATTTTATTTAGATATTTTAAAAAAGAACATATAGAAATAAAAAGAATATCTGAAATAGAAAGAATTAAAAGAGTAAAAAAAGGAAAATTAGAATCTTGTAAAAGAGTTATTATTGAAGACAAAGAATTTAATAAAAAACATACTTTTAAAAATTATATAGATTGTATAGATTATTTTAAATTTAATAAAGGCACACTTCAAACTTATTTATCTGTTTCAAAAGAAACTAAAAAATATAAATTTTATTATGAAAAATAGAAAAATATCTTGGATTGTTATTCATTGTACTGCTTCGCAACCAAATACAAAAAAAGAAGCTATTATAAATTATTGGAAAAATACTTTAAAATGGAAAACTGTAGGTTATCATCGTTTAATTGATGCAAATGGTGTTATTCACGAATTAGCAAAATACGAACAAGTAACAAATGGTGTTAAAGGTTACAACTCTGAATCAATACATTTTAGTTACATTGGTGGAATAGATGAATCAGGTAGACCAAAAGACACGCGTACAATTAAACAAAAAGAAAGTTTATTGTATTTAGTTAAACAAGCTAAAAAACAATTTCCTAACGCTATTGTTCAAGGTCATAAAGATTTCAAAGGCGTAGCTAAAGCTTGTCCAAGTTTTGACGCTAAAAGCGAATATAAAGACATTTAAGACACTTTTATATGAAAATAGTATATTTACTTATCTTATTAATTTTAACGTCTTGTGGTGTAGTTAAAAAGAGTTCTGAAGAATCAGTTGTAAAGGATAATAGTACAACTGAAATTGATGCAACTAAATATTCTAATAGTTATACGCTTGAACCGGTAGATTTAGACAAACCTATTTTAATAGGAAAAGATACTATTTATAACACAAGGGTTATTTATAATAACACAAAAGAAATAGTTAAAGAAAAACAAGCTAATAATATTGAAATTAAAGAAGAAAAAAAAACTAAAGAAGTAGATTATTCGGAAACTATAAAAATACTTGGTAATCGCTTAATAATAGTTTTAGTTATATTATTTGTTTTATCTGCAGTTTTAAAGAAATTTACTTTTTAAAAATAATTACCCCCTTATACAATTACTTCACTTATTTTGTTTTTGAAAACATTTTTTGTTTTTGGTATTTATTTTTTTTTAGTTTTAAATACTTATTTTGTTTTTAAGAACAAGGCAAAGTTACAACTTTTTTTTGACATTTACAAATTAACTTATTGACTACTTTGTTAATAACTAATACTTATATTTGTATCAATGAAAGTCAAACGTTCAACCATAGTAAAGAATTTAGATACTGTATTTTCGCAGTATATACGTTTGCGTTATGCTAAAAATGAAATAGCTGAATGTTATACTTGTGGTAAAAAAGACCATTACAAAAAGCAACAAGCAGGTCACTTTGCATCACGTAGACACTATTCAACACGTTGGAACGAATATAACGTACAAGTTCAATGTTATGGCTGCAATATCGGAAATCAGGGTTTGCAGTTTGAGTTTGGAAAAAGATTAAATAAAGAATTTGGTAATAATTTTGCAGAGCAGTTATTAATTGAATCTAAAAAGACAGTTAAATTATCTGATAACGATTTGCAAGATATGATTATTTACTATAAAAATAAATTAAAAGAATTTCGGTAGTACTCCTATTTTATTATACATATTTATAGTCGCACTACCTTATCATATGTGGTGCACTTTTTAAAAGTAATTTCTGATTGTTTTCTAATTGTTTGAAGAAGGAGTAGTTTAACGACTACTCTTTTTTTTTGTTAATGAAATGTTAATGTTTATTTTTGTATTAAAATTCTTTATATATTTGCTTTATAATTAAAAACAATTACAAATGAAAGATTTAATCGATTACCAAAGATTCCAAGTTGAAGCATTACAAAAACGTATTTGCGAACTTGAAACAAAATTAAATGATGTTAAAGCACATATATTTGAATTATGTGACGAAGATTGCCCAAACGAG